ATCTGTTTCTTTCTCTTGTTATTGGTTGAACAAAACGACTTGGACTTTTTAATTCAGCAATTTTTTTAGTCAACCATTGTAAAGACTCACGGCTCATCGTCTGCAATTCTTTTGCAGTTTTTTCTTCTTTTAGAGTGGTAAGTATAGAGGGTAGTGTAGCCATGGTGTATTTAGTTATAGACCTAGGTGGTCTTCAGTTACGATTTTGAATTCCCAACCACGGTCTAAACAATATTCTGTGGCTGCTTTCCATTTGGCCTGATTGACACCCCATGTGGTGACTTCATTGATATATTGTTTTGTTATTCTTTTTTTCTTTTCAGGTTCTTTGGTTTGTTTTTTTGGTTTAACCTCAATTATCAAAGTTTTTAAAATTCCATTTTTATCACGAACTTTAACTAAAAAATCAGGAAAGTATCTGTGCATACGACTATCAACTGGAGATTTATAAGGAATTATCAATTCTTCAGATGCCCATGACACAATATCTGGATTTCGGTCAAGCCAATGCATCACTTTTGCTTCCCAGCTTGAGCGATAAATGATATTTTTATAGTCACCCACATATTTTTGTGGATTGGACGGTCTAAATGTTCCTGAATAAGCCATAATGTATATTTAATAAGACTCGGTATTTATGTATAAATACAATATAGCTTATTAGGAAAAAATATGGCCACAATATCAATAGAACAACAGGATCCACAAGCAATCAATATGGATCAATTCTATAAAGACACAGCACCATTATCGGTGTTACAGTCTGGCGGAACAGTTCCTGTTAATTTACAATATCCTAGAGATTTAAAATCATCACAAAAGGCACATTCTGTTAGGTTTGATATTGTTCAACCAGTAATTGACCCAACACTCAAAGAACAAGGCTCACAGTTTTTACAAGCCACTGGTGAAGCTATATCAAATGTAACTAGTGGAGAAACATCATTTTCAACTCTTTATGAGTCTGCAATAACTGGTGCAAAAACAGTCAAAAATAAAGTTATGGAATTTTCCACTTTGCGTGATGAACCTAAAGGTAGTGTTGAACTTTACATGCCAGATACATTAAATTTTAATTATCCAGTAGAATATAATAACAGTTCCCTTGCAAGTATTATTAGGGATACAACAAATTTGTTTGCAGGAAAAGGACTCTTAGGATCAACAGCCAAAGCAGTAGGTGGTTTATTTGAACCTGGTAATTCAGCCAAATTTGCATTAAGTAAAATAGGTTTTGCTTTTAATCCACAACAAATAACAATGTTTGAAGGTGTTCAACTAAGAACTTTTTCTTTTTCTTTTACATTTACACCATATTCAGCACAAGAAGCACAACAAATTAAAAATATTATAAAAGCTTTTAGAATGTTTGCAGCTCCAACATCTGTTAATGCTGCAGCTGGTTTCTTTTTTGAACCACCTGCTGTATTTGATATAAAATTTTTATACAAAGGTCAAGAAAATAAAAACATCAATAAAGTATACAGAAGCGTATTAGAGTCGGTTGATGTTAATTATGCGCCAAACGGATGGGCTGCACATGAAGATGGTTCTCCAGTTCAATCAACATTATCATTGAACTTTAAAGAAACATTAATTGTAGATAGAGCAAAAATTCAATCAGAATAAAAATGCATTATTTTAAATCAACACCAAAAATAGTAACTAAAGATTCTTCTGGTAATTCAATATATCTTACCAATTTATTAACACGGGTAAGTGTTATACCAGATTACTTAAAAAACCCATTACTTTATTACAGTTATGATGTACAAGAAAGTGATACACCAGAAATTATAGCAGACAAGTATTATGGTGATTCATATAGATACTGGATTGTTTTATTTTCCAATGAAGTATTAGACCCACAATGGGATTGGCCAATGATTGGTCGTGTGTTTGAAAATTATGTTATTGACAAATATGTGGATCCTTATTTGTCACATCATTATGAAAAAATAATTACGCAATATGATGATTACACAAAAATAACCACAACAAACACTTTAACTATTGATGAAAGTGCCTACACAAATTTGGTAGAATCTTCAAATGTATATACTTTTCCATCAGGTACCGTCAACATTACAATAACAAAAAGAGCCGTCACTTATTATCAATATGAATATGAATTAAATGAGAGTAAAAGGTCAATAAAATTATTGAAAAAAGAATATGCACCTCAAATAGAAAAAGAATTTAAAACATTGATGAACGCATAACATGTCGGTTTCATATCAATTACAAACTGGAAGTATTGATGATTTAACAATCATAGCTTCAGACGGAACAAAGGTAAATGTTAAGAATTTACTTTTGGAGTTATCGTATTATGAAGACATTTTCAGTTTTTCCAATTCCGGTTACATTGTTTTAAGGGATTCGCAGGGTTTAATTCAGTCTTTAAATATTATTGGCCAAGAAGATATAATTATTAATTTTGGTAAAATACCAGATGGTGTAAACAACATTTCATTAAAAATGAAAATTTACAAAATTGATAATAGAACAGCAGTAACAAATACTACTGGTGGTGAAATTTATAAAATATATTTCTGTTCTGAAGATTTGATATTATCAGAACAAATAAAAATCAGTAAATCATATGTTGGTAAAGTAATATCAGATATAGTTAAAGATGTATTAAGTGTTGAATTAAAATCACAAAATAAAATGTTTGTTATTGAACCAACAACAGGAATATACGATTTTATTGTGCCTAGACTGAAACCTTTCGAATCAATCAGTTGGTTATCAACGTATGCATTACCAACAAAATATGCTAGTGGTAATGATGTTGCAGCTGATATGTTGATGTTTGAAACTAAAAATGGTTTTAATTTTGTGTCTCTTAGGTCATTATATGATTCAACTGTATATGCAGATTATAATTACCAAGAAAAAAATATACAAAGTGATTATAATACAAATTCTAGTACTGTTTTGAGATATGATTTTATAAACAATTTAGACCATCTACAACAAATTAATTCTGGTGCATTTGCAAATAAAGTATGGCAAATAGACCCAATGGCTAAAAGATGGCAAGTTACAGAGTATAATTATGCAAAAAATACAGAAGTAAAAAATACATTAGATGATGGTTCTATTGTTTTAACAGATTCTAAAAATAGATTAGGTAAAACATCAAACCAAATGACAGATAGTTCTTTTAAAGTTGTGATTGGCAATTTTGATGAAAAACTAGCCACAGGAATTACAGGAGATTCATCTAAAGTAAATTCTGTTGCAAATGATATAAGAGTTAACAAATATATACCCAAAAGAACTGCACAATTATCTTTAATCAACAGTATAGTTTTAAAGATTGTTATATCTGGGGATCCAGGAATTACAGCAGGCCGAGTAATTAATTTTAATTTGCCTTCCAGAATAACACCAAAGGAAAAAGACCCACGTTATTCTGGAAAATATTTGGTGACAGCTGTAAGGCATATACTACAATCACAAGGTGTGTATCAAACAGTATTAGAAATTTCAAAAGAGAGTTTTCCGAAATGAATAATTTTATAGGAAAAGATGGATTTAACTGGTGGCAAGGTGTTGTTGAAGATAGACAAGACCCGTTAGGTATTGGTCGTGTTAAAGTTAGAATGTTTGGTCACCATACAGAAAATTTAAATCTATTACCAACCAAAGATTTACCATGGGCTGTTCCATCAGTTCCAGCAAATGGTTCGAAAATGTTTGGTGTGCCGGATGAAGGTGATTATGTTTTTGGTTTTTTCCAAGATGGTATATCAAGTCAAGCGCCTGTAATAATGGGAAGTTTTCCAGGTTTTAAAACAGAAAAAATTAATACCTCTATTGGTTTTTCACCACAAGGAACACAATATGCAAATACAACAACTCCAAAAGGCGACACAGCAACAGATATTTGGAATTCAGCTATAGGTCAACAATCAACATCAAGCCTCGCAAGAGGTAATGTATCTGGAACACAAATCTATAAAACTAATAATAATTTAGCACACGCTTGTGATGTTAATTTTATTTTAAATTTTAATTTGGGATTAGGTGGATTGGTTAATCCAGTAACTGCAATTCAAAATGCTATTAGAAGTGGGCAACAAAAAGCAGCTCAGATTATTAGAATGATGATAATGAAAGTTAATGAATATTTAAAGAAAGCATTGGATGCTATTATTTTTTCATTAGCTTTTGATAAAACTGGGGTAATTTCATTTACTATATCTGAAATTAAAGCAGCTATAGCAAAAATTAATCAAATTACTAAAAAAATTGCAGAAATTGTTGAAATAGCATCAATGGTTGCTAGTTTAGCACAACAAATAAAACAATTAATTGCATATTTTCAAAGTTTACCAGCAAAAATATTAGCTTTAGTGAAAGATTGTATTGCTGGTATAACCAATTCAATACAAAATACATTAAGTCAATTACAATCAATACCTGGTGCTGTTGGTGGTAATCTAACAGATGTTTTGAATAATTTTTTGGAAACAACACAAAGCCAAACACCTAGTGTATCAACAAATACAGAAATTCAAGTTGGAAACACAACAATAAATATATCTTCTTATATCGATTCAACTGATGCAAATACGATTGCAAACTTAATCAATAGTTTGGCCAATACTTCTAATACTGAAATAACAATTTCTCAGGGATTAACATACGATGTTGCATCATTTACACAACCTTGAAATGAGAAATAAATGGCAGTAAGTCCACCAAATGGTTATGCTGGTTTTAATGAACCAGAATCAGCAGCCAATACTGAATATCAACCAGCTTATGGTTATAATTATGTAATTCATACTACTAGAGGAAGTTCATTTGAAATGGACGATACTCCAGGTCGTGAACGTATACGTTTACAACACAGAGGTTTTGATGATGGTAGACCAGGTTCTTTCATTGAGATGCACCCAAATGGTGACCAAGTAGAAAAAATAATGGGTAGTGGTTATGAAATTATTGCAAACAATAAAAATGTATTGATTAGTGGTAACTGCAATGTGACTATTGTCGGTAATGCATCTCTTACGATACAAGGCAATAAAACAGAAGATATTTTTGGTAATTTAGAACAACACGTAAGAGGTAACTATTCTCAAGTTGTTGAGGGTATAAGTACATTTACTTCTAGAGGTGATATGACATTAACTGGAGGTTCATTTGGAACAGGATCCATAACACTTTCACCTGGCGGTTATGTTTATGTTGATGGTTCAATATACACTGATGGAGAAATTACAGCCACAAAAATGACATCAGCAACTAGAGTTGATGCTGGAACAGGTATAAGCGCTGGTAAAGATGGTTTTGTTACATTATTAGGTGGACTATCAATTGGCTTTCCAATTCCAATTGCAGGTCAAATTAATGTTTCTGGACCTCTTGGTGTACCAGGAAGAATATTCTGCACAGGACCAATCACTTCACTTATGAGTGTAACAGCTCCATTAGGTTCTTTTGGTATTATGTCAGCAGTATTGATGACTGATATAGTAAATTCTTCAATTTTTAGAGCACACGTACATACTGCCAAAGGAGCAGGACCCACACTCACTCCTTTTATGGGTGGCGGTGGTGATAGTGATGTTGGTGGTGTTTAGAAAGAATAATTATGGAAAATTACGGTATATATGCTAGACTTAATATTGACAATTCTGCAATTGCAAACAATGTAACAGATTTATCAACTGGTGCAACAAACTTAGCCGCCACACTTCCAGCTGGTGTAAATGATTGGCAGGCCAAAGACATTGCTAATAATAACACCTCAGGATATCTTGTAAATCCTGTTGCCAACACTTCAAATACAATTTTACTAACAAGTAATACTATTATTTCTGTGGCCACAGGCAATACTGCTGTTTGTGGTGCGGCTGCGTCAAACTTAACAAATACTATTATAAATTTTATATCACATACAAACAGAATGTCTGGTCTTGTGGCAATAAACGAAAATACTGCTAACCTGCCACATTTTGATACAATGATGAATTATGGTAGAAGTATGATGTATCTTACACACAAAACTGACAATATACAGAATAATTCACCAATTTTGGCAGGTTTTACTAGTATTTTGTGTGGAAATACATTAAATGACTACGCAAATACACTCATTACATATAAAAATAGTATTGTGGCTTTACCATCTATGCCTAAAGCTACAGCCAATTCATTGGCTGACAGTATTAATGTTGTTACAAGTTACATATCAACAAGATACAATACGGATGTGAATTATTTTACATTGGCCAAAGCTGTGTCTGATGATGCAGATAAAGTTAAAAGATTTAGTAATATGGGTACCGCAGAAAAGTATCTGGTTAATAATTTCATAGGTACAGATAAAATTAAACAAAGGTTAAATTCTTAAAATTTCGAATTTTTGAGTTCCGGCCCAAGAATTTTCTCCAACAGCTTCAAAAGTCCAAAAAGCGAATCCACTTTCACGCATAAATAAAAGATGGCAAACTTAACTAAGATATACTCAGACATAGATTTTACTTTTACGAAAAAACCCGTAACGGCAGATGTTGCTTTAAGTTATGATAATCAAGCTGTCATTCGGTCAATAAGAAACCTATTATTGACTAAAAAATATGAGAAGCCTTTCAATACTAGTTTAGGTTCCAGAGTGGATGCCATTTTATTTGAAAACCTTTCTGGAAGTTCCGCAGATTTGTTATCATCGGAAATAAAAAGAATGGTAGAACAATTTGAACCTAGAGCCATTATAAAAGATATTAAAGTGACAGAAAATGAAGAAAGAAATGCCTATAATGTTAGTTTATCTTTTTATATTGAAAATGCAACACAATTAACAACAGTCAACCTAATTTTAGAGAGAAACAGATAAAATGGCAGGTGCTAATAGTAATATTCAAATGACCGATTTAGATTTCTATGCAATTAAAGATAATCTAAAAACATATTTAAAATCACAAGATACATTAAAAGATTATAACTATGAGGGTTCTGCACTCTCTACTCTTTTAGATATTCTTGCTTATAATACACAATACAATGCATACTATTTGAATATGGTAGCAAATGAAATGTTTTTGGATACCGCATTGTTAAGAAATTCGGTTGTTTCCCAAGCAAAACTATTAAATTATACACCAAAATCAGCAATTGCTCCTGAAGCCATTGTCAGTATAAATTTTTTAGGAGTTTCTGATTCTACATTAACAATACCAAAAAACACACCATTTTTGTCCGAAGCAATTGATGGTATTAATTATAATTTTGTTACAGAAGATAATGTGACAGTAACTACTATAAGTAATACAGCCACATTTAATAACTTAAAATTAAAACAAGGTATTGCAACAACAAATTCTTTTACAGTTGATGGTACTATTGTAAATCCAATATATGAGATACCAGATTCAAAAATTGACACAACAAGTATTAGTGTAAATGTTCAGGAATCAACAACTAATAGTTCTTATCAAATATATACATTAGCCACAAATTATATGGCTTTAGATGAAAATTCAATGGTGTATTTTTTGCAAGAAGGTAAAAACGGAACCTATGAAATGTATTTTGGTGATGGTGTATTAGGTAAAAAATTATCTGATGGTAATATTATCAATGTAGGTTATTTGGTAACTGACGGTTCATCTTCTATTGGTTCGAATAACTTTGTTTTGATGACAACAATTTCAGGATATTCGAATTATACATTAACACCTGTTTCTGCAGCAGTAAATGGAACAGATAAAGAAACCATAGAATCTATCAAGTTTCAAGCTCCAAAATCATACTCCGCACAAAATCGTGCCGTAACAAAAGAAGATTACATAACAGCAATTCAACAAAATGAATTAGGATATGCATTTGACGCAGTTTCGGTTTGGGGTGGACAAGAAAATGATCCTCCAGTTTACGGTCAAATTTTTGTATCTGTCAAACCAGCAGGATCATATTCACTAACCGCTACACAGAAATCTAGATTAATACAAGACGTTATTAAACCAATTTCTGTAATGACAGTTGAGCCTGCAATTGTTGACCCTGATTATACATACATTCAAATTACCGCAAATGTATATTATGATCCTAAGAAAACAAATTTAACAACATCAGAATTACAAAGTTCAATCAAAACAGCAATTAGTAACTTGGCTGCCATTAATTTGAATACATTTAATTCAACATTTAGATTGTCTGATTATAATAACGCAATTAATAATTCGAATCAATCGATTATTACAAATGAAATATTTTTAACTGTTCAAAAGAAAATCTATCCAAATTTAACAACACCAACAACATACAAATTATATTATGGTGTTCCTTTGAAAAAAGGTATGTTCCAAAGTGGCGTGACAAGTAATCCTGCAGTTCAATTTAGAGATCCAGCAAGTCCATCAAATATTATTGATGGAAT